ATCCACCTATAGTACGATTTCCGTATCTTTCGACTTCTTGCTCGTACAATTCTGGTAGATACTGCTGTGCCCATCCAGCTGTGCTCGATGACGTAAAGTCGATAAAGTTTTGATCGCTTACAGTTGGGCTAGGCATGGGGCTTAGTGAGTATGAACCCAATAAACCTAAAGACGTATTAAATCCCATTGTTTAATTGTTTAGTGTGTTAGTTTACTTTTTAACTTTAAATTTCAACCTTGAACTGTCGTCGCCTTGAATAACCCTGACCTTCATGCCTCCTGCTTCCACTACGGGTGCGGCCTTGCGCGGTCCCATGTCTATGTTCTTAGCGTCCATAGCCGTTTGTTTCACCGCGTCAGCTCTTCCCTGGTCGTAGAAGTGCTTGACAATCTTGTCTATATTCTTCGCAGCGTATAGCGCCTTGTGGTATGCCTTAGCATCAGTCATCATATTTTTTTCGTCTAGGAACTCTCCTACGAAATTCAATATGTCACTTTGATACTCCCTAGTACCACTCACGTCATTTACTTTGAACCTATACGTCTTTTCGCCTACGTTAAAATCAAAACCTTTGAAATTTTGGTTGAAAACGGCGTCGGTTGCTTTCTTGAAGTGATCTGCACTGGCTTTTTGACTTTTAATCAAAGCCTCCTGCTCTTGGTTGTATTTATTGTAAAAGCTTACGGCCTCTTGCTGCTCAGGTGTCAATTTGGAACCCAACTTGACTTCCTTGTAGTATTGATCCTTAAGCCCAGTAAGGTGCTTTTTGGCTTTTGCAATTTCTTCCTTGAAGGCCAATTTCTTTTTCTTTATGTCTCTTGGCTCATCAAGCTCCTCATCGAACTGGAAGTTATCCTCCATAAGGAAGTTTATCTCCTCCATGTTAAGATGTGGTTTAGTCGTTTTGTAATACTCTTTAAGCAGAGTATCGTTATCTATATTTGAGTAATCGGCACTTAGTCTTACGTAATCCTCTAAGCTACCGCCAGTCTCTTCCATGAACTTTACAACTTCTTGTATGTTCTCGGGTAGTGTTACGGCTGGCTCTTGTGTTTCTTTTTCCTGTAATATTTCTTCTTGTTGCGGTGGGGCGTCGGCATTTTCAGCGCCTCCAACCACTCCTGTCTCGTCAGTTGTATCTGTTTCATCTGTCACCTCCTCTAATACTATCTCTTCCTTTTCCTCTTCCTTACTTTCTTCGGCAGGCTCTTCAGTTGTCTTTTCGACGTTTTCTTCAGAAACTTCTCCGCCAAAGTCGGGTTCGTCGCGAACAGGTACCTCATCTGTGCCTTGCTTCTCAGTGGACTCATCTTGGAATTGTTTTAATTTTGATAAATCTAATTTTATAGTTCCGTCTTCTGTTTTTTTTTTTTTTTTCGGTTTCTCTTCAGCGGGCTTCTGCTCTTCATTGGTTTCCGCCACGGCTACTTCCGTGTTCTCTACCTCTTGAATAACATCTTCCTGTTTTTCAGTATTTGCCATAATATGATATTATATAATTAATGCTATCTTGGTTCGAACTGCTCCAAGCCAAAGCCACCAAGATTGTCGAAACCTGCCGACTCGAAGTTCTTCGGTCCGGTCTCTTTCTTTCTCTGTTCTATCAGCTCACTCTGCTGTGTTGCTTGTATTTTAGTTCTCTCGTCTTTTCTGTCTTCCTTTTCTCTTTCTCTTTGCTTGATTCCTGATACCTCAGCCTCTTTCAACCTAAGGTTGAAGCTGAACTCAAGTTCCATAAGCTCTTTCTTTATCGCCGCCTCTCTTTCCAGTTTCTGTATTTCGAACTGAGACTTCGATTGCTGAACCTGTATTTCCGTTTGCGCAAGCGCCTGCTGTTTCTGCATTTCCGCGGCCGCCGCTCTTTCGGCGGTTTGGGCGTTCGCGTTTGCCTGCGCCTGTATATTCTGCTGCGCAAGTTGCTGGTCCGTGGCCTGCTTTTTCAATCTTCTGATTTTAAGCAGCTGATTAGCAAGCTTTATGTTTTTCACCTCACGAACGTCTATGGCGTCATCCAGATGTATTTGCTTTGACTGAAGCGCAACCTGTATATTGTTCTCAAGCCTTTGCTTTTCCTCTTCGTCTGGTGCAAGCTCAAGAAATATACCGAAATCGTGCATGTGTAGATTAGCCATTTCATTTAGTGTAGATACATTAAACTTACCTAACGATCTTATAAAAGAATCTCTCGTTGGAGAGTACTCTATAACATCGGCGATACGCATTGATATACATTCAGCGGTTGATAAAGTAAGGTAAAGACTTCCGTTGAGTATGTGTCTGGTCGCTGTATTTGAATTAGCCGCAGCCAGCTTCTGCAAACCTACCAAAGCTCTTTCGTCAGGTAATGCTCCGTCTCTGGCCTCGTTCAATCCGGTAACGTCTCTTATCATCTGAAGATAATAGTTGTACGTTTGTATTAAGGAAGCTATCTTGTTGTTCTTGCCGCTTGAGGTAAGTTCCGATACGGGCCTGGTTCCTCTATTGAAGTCGCCGTCCTGGGTCATGGATCTTCCTATTACGCTACCTGTCTGAAAGTACATGTTCAGCGCCTCTTGCGGATTGTAGTTCGTGCCGTTCCCCAAATCTATTTCGGCCAGCGCGTCTGCGTCAAGGTAAACACCGTCTGGAACCATCTTGGCAAGTACCTGCTGTAACTTCAGGTGCGTTATCTGGACCATATCAGCGAAGCCAGTTACCCTGCTTACCAAAGACTCTATTCTTCCCTCGTATATTCTCGGCGCCACCATAGCGTAGCTCATTACGGCTTTCGTGGTATCGGCTTTGGGACGCATCATGTTTTTCTTAAGCTCCCATTTCAATATCTTATCCCCGCTACCTAATATCTTTACGCCCTCGTATATAACCTCTATTGCTCTGTCTATCTTTTCGAACATTTCGTTTTCAGGCGGATCGAACGTGTCGTCTTTCTTAACGGCTCTTTGTCCACCGGTTGGCGTATTCTTCAGCTTATACACTTGGTTTTTGTAAGTCTTATATTCGAAATACAAAACTCTTATAGTGTTGTTGTCGTCTGCTTTACCTCTATAGTCGGACCTATTGGTGTATCCCCCGTAATATCCCCTGTACTCGTCCAGCTGCTCGTCGGTAAGTTCGGGAAACTGTTTCTTGAGGTCGTTTACGTATACGTCTTTTACCTCTCCGACATAGTATATATCGTCAAAAAACGGAGATTCCGTAGGTGAATAAACCATATCGGCGGGATCGACGTACTCTATCTTTATGCCCTCGGCCTTGTTGAATGACGTCTTTACCGCACCTATACCTATTACCGTAAGATCATAATTGAACCTGTCTCGTACGGTATCGTATTTGTTTTTGTCGAAAACGCTGTTTATTGCCTCTTCCTCGGCTATCTCTATGCTTTGCTTGTAGTTTAACTGCATATGCAAGCTCAGCTCCTCTGGTGTTTCGGGAACTATAGAAGGGTCGTTATTGAAGGTATCTATACCCATAACGTTCCTAACCTCCTCCTTTATTGACTTTCCCTGCATGTCCGCCATCATTCCCTCTAGGTACCTTGTTCTTTCGACTACCGAAAAGGGGTCTTGCGAATACGCGGTTATGCTGTATCCTCTGTCGGCCATGCCGTTTACGACTATATCAACGAATTTAGGTATGATAGGTACAGGCTTCCAGTCTAAATTCAAATAAGACAAGTCACCGTTTATCGACAGCTCGTCCTTGTATTTCTTTATTGACTGCTCGCCTCTTGCGTAAAGCCTAAGCGAGTGAAAAGATTCCTTGAACTTTCCGTACCTGTTGTAGGTAGCGTTATTGCTCGTGAACCACTCGTGCTCTATAGCCTTTCCGACCTTAGCCCCGTACTCAGCGCTCGCCTTCTCCATATCAGGCACTGCCTGACTCGGGAAAGCGGTTTTTATAGCTTTGTTGTTCATCCGTTATATTATTTTTGATCTTACGCCCCTATTGTCGTATTTCTTTATGCCAAAGTCTATCTTTGCCGTATGCCTTTCTTTTATAGGTTTGTATAAATTTTTGTTGCACGCCATAAGTGCCAGCCCGGAACTTATCGATGCGTCGAACTTGGTCCTGTTGTTTATGTCGAACTTTGCCCAGTCTTCTAGCGTTCTCTGAAAGTACATATCACCGTAGCCCTGTTCCGTCATTCCTACGTAATTTTCTATATAACTCTCTATCGCTGCGGCATGGGCCTGCCGTATGTCTTCGCTTGAGTTAGGTATTCCGCCTATCTCTTTTTCTGCAACCGAAAGTTTCGACCATATCTTATCGGGCCTATTCATCGAATATCCCCTGTAGCCTCTTCTCTTTAGATAGTACAGAAGTCTCGGCTTGTTGTTTTCGGCAAGCAATGGCATTCCGTAGAATACTATTGCCATAAGCACGTCCTCAAAGAATATCTCTGCTGTCTGCGGTCTTGCGACGTATTCCAGAAAAACCCTGTTTGTAGGTACGTTTTCCATAGAAAACTTTGTAACTCCGTGAAGAGCGCCGTTGGAACCCAGCATGTCTACCGTTCCTGATATGTCGTAACTGTCGCAACCGAAAGCCCCTACGTGCTCGTTGGCCGGATACTTCACTCCGTTTTTCAGTATGAACCTGTTTTGCATGCTCAGCTCGGGTATCCATGTTATCTTGAACCTCCCGTTTCTGTTAGGCATGAATTCCACGAAGGTATCCTTAACACCCGACCTCCATTGGAAGTTTCCTACGTTAACTATAGACGACCCCCTGATTCCCTCGTTATAGTCTATCTGCTCGTATATCTTTGTCAGGTTAAAAAGAGAATGTTTCGTCTCGTCCCTGAAGGCGTGCTTTTCCGTTCTTGGAAACTGCCTGTAGAACTCGTTTAGCGAGTCCTGATCGTTCTTCAAGCCCTCTACCTCGTTGTTCCAATAGTCTATTACGCCTATCTTTATCTGATAGCCATCATGTCCGTAAGTCTTCTCGCTTGGCGTTTCGAATACAGGTAATCCATACATATCGATGTATCCCTCGTAATTCCATTCCATAGGTATGAACAAACTATATAATCCCGAACGAGTCTGTCCGTTGCGGTTTCTTTTTGTGACGTCGGATTCATAATAAAGATTTTTAAAGTTGTCTCCACCCTTCTCTAAAGAGTTCGACGTGCTGCCCATCATACACTTGCCGACCACCCTGCTACCTAGACGTAGCGTCGTTTTCGTAACGCGCCAGTTGTTTAGTATGTTGTTAGGCCTTTCCCACTTGCCGCTTTCGTCGTGAACCAGCAGCTTTAGCTTTTCACCGTCGTAGCTGTTGTCGCCCGTATTCTTCCAGTCTATCGTCGTATCGAGTCCAGTGAGTTCCTCGGGCCTCTCGTTCGAGAGTAGCTTTTTCCTCGTAAACTTGGACGCTGGAACTCTGTATGCCAGTTCTGTCTTGGGTCTATCCATACCATCCTGTATCGGTTTGAAAAAGAACGGATAATTGACCGATATTGGTACGACTTTATCTGTGAACATTTTCTTAGCGTCGGCCCCAGATTTGGACAGTATGCCGTATCGTGAATCTGATGAAATTGTAGCGAGGTTGACAGTCTCTGACGAAGCCATAAATGAAAAGCCGGATCGTCTATTTTTAAGATAGCACATTCCATAACACCTCTCGTCTGCTTTACAGGCTTCCCAGAATATGTGGAATAGTCTGTTTGATTCTCTGAACTGAGGGTTGCCAACATCAATCTTGGTCCACTGCAGGTACATGTAATGAGAACCAGTAAGGTAAGTGTCAATACCCTTATTACTGAACCAGAAGCCGTTTTCCCTTCTGTTGAATTCTTCGTCGATATAATCATACCATCTCTCTTTAAAGTCCGAAGGGTACTGCTCCCATTCGAATATGGTTTTTATTCTTCCAAGGTTTTTGTCTATATCCAGCCTCTGCCAATACTGCTCTTCGATTTTCTTTGACCTGGAATATACGTTTTCGGCCTTAGGCAATGCTATCCTGAGATTCTGTATCTCATATATATCACCTATTTTCCCGGTCTTGCTGATGACAACCATATCGTACTCCTCGTTGTATCCGTACTTCCACTTGCCGTATCGGTTTTTTGTCGATATGACCTTTGGCTTTACGTGGTTGTCGAGTATCTTTACTAGGTTTTGCTGATACATTACTTGGATCTTCCTTCGGCGAATCCCCTGAACGACTTCTCCTTATCGTTCGAGGACTTGCCCCCTTCTATTATTTCTTTCTCCTCCTCTATTCTCCTGAGTATTTCGAATGCGTCGAATATCGCCAGCTTCTTCGTGGCTGCCGCGTTCTTGAGCCTGTCTGCGGATATATCGTCTTCTGAGTCCACTATAGGTTCTTTGGCGACCTTTATCAGCTCATCTACCGCTACCTGCCCAGCTTGGATTATATTCAACTTCGTCTCCTTCGTATTCATATTTTATAGCAATGTCTTTTGTTTTCATTCGGTACATTCTCTCGTTTTCGACAAGAAACTCGTACTCGCTGTCTGGAGTGAAGCCTATAAGGTCTCCCTCGCTTATTTTAAAAGCATTTAAGGAACTATTGCCGTATTTTATTATACCTATATTAGATCGCTCTTTTTCGTGCGTTACAAGCCGTTTTTTGTTTTCGGCTATAGGCTTTACGAAACAGAAGTCGAACGGCGCGTTCCACTTTCCGTCTCTCTTGTACAGAAATATCTGGTCGTGATAGCAGAAGTACATGTCTTCGGTAAAGTACGATGAGCTGTTTTTCTCTTTTCCCCTTATGTCGTGAAACCTCCTGAAGACGTTATGGTGAACTATCACCTCGTCTCCCTTCATTATTTCACCTGGATTAACCTTTGGCACTGATTCCACAATACCTATCCTGCTCACGTAACGGTGGTCGTCCATAGTCGTGTTGACTATAAGCTGCTTTCCGTTTACCTCTATCTCGTTCTCGTATCTGTTTTTCTTCGGCGTTACTATAAAGTTAAATAAACTTTGCATTAATATTCAAGATTGTATTCGATTGAAATGGCCATGTTGGAATTGAACTTCTTCCACGGCAGAATCTCTTTGTCTTTTTCAATGTATATATTGTAGGAGTCGTCTTTGCCGTCGTACAATATATCCGATATACAATGCCCTCCGTAGACCTGCTGGCCCACGGAGTAGTGCATCGCTTCGTTCTTATAGTCTGTCCCTATGCTTATCTTTCTTATAAGTTTAGCCATAGGAATTGTTGTTTTACTCTTTATCTTCCGGCTTTTCCTCTTCAATTACCTCGTAAGAGCCGTCCTCAAGGTTTACGTTGATCTTTCCGTATTCCTCCTGTAGCTCGTCTGAAGTCTCCTTTATCTTAGCCATAACGTTATTCAGGGCGTGCAATAGCTCGTGCTTCTGCGCCTCTGACACACCGATATCGCCTATCAGCCTGGATTTTACGTTCTGTTGTGATTGCAACTTCTCAAGTTGCTCTTTAGATATTTTTTTTTGTTTACTCATGATTTTATTATATTTGATTTTGTGGTTTTAAATTTTGCGGTTATTTGGTTCTTTTGAATTCGAATTTTTCTCCGGTTATAGATAGTTTTTCTATAACTTCCGCTTGGAGATCTCTTAGTAGCGCCTCGATCTTGTCTTTTTCGACAACCATACCGGACACCTTGTCCTCTAATGCCTCGTTCTTGGCCTTAAGCCCCTCCACCTCTTCTGGGTTTTTGCCTATAAACGTATATATTACGACAGATAGTGAGCCCACCAACATACCTACGATAACCTTAAATATATCGTTGTTTGTGTCAGGTATTTCGAAAAACGCCAAGAAAAGCAGTAGTGCCATTACGAGTAAGAAAACCGTAGCTGCGCCTATATACCCTCTTAATTCTTTGTCCTTTAACATATTATTTATTTTTAATTGATTGAAACTTTTCAGCCCCACGCGATCCGAAATAGGCTACGTATACGGTAACGAGAAGAGTCTGCAGTAAATCCACCCATCCGGCAGAAACACTGAAACTCCAATCGAAGCTGTCAAGCAGTATTAGGAGCACCATGGATATGGTAAGGAATATGAGACTCATCGGCCGCGTGTTCTTGCTTAGCCACGAATCGGACTTCATGTCCGAGTCCCACCTCTTCGACACCTCCTGCATCTCGACCATATCCTGCTCGAGAAGCATCAACGCCTTCTCCTTGTCCTCCTGAGGTAATGCGGGCTCCTTGTGTATGAGGTTCTTTACCAACCCCAACACGCCCTGGTCTGGTAGCACGTTACCCACCGTGCCTAGAATACCCGGTGCGGCCTTCGATAAGAACTGGCCGACCTTGGTTTCCGAAAATTTCTTTTTATTTTTTGACATTCTTCCTGCCCTTTCTGGCCTTGCCCTTCAAGGCGTCGTCTATGTCGCCTATCTGGTTTCCTACCTCCTTTATTGCCTTTGCCACGTCTTTGAGCTCCTGAGACGTAAGCTTGAATCTTCTCTTTATCTCCTTCGCCGTCTCTATCGCCTTCTCGTCTACGCTCGTCTTGCTCCAGATCTTTTTCCAAAGATTGCTGAAGAAACTCTTGATCTTACCCATTAGCTTATGCCTAAGTCGTTGATCTTCTTCTTCTCTTCCGCGCTAAGGTTTTCCACAAACTTGGGAATCGCCATCTTAAGCTTCAGGTGTCTTTCGTTCCTGAACAGCTCGTCTTTCTCTTCCTCGCTCTGCTTGTCTGCGTCTATAGCGCCTATTCTTTCTACTATGGATACGGAGTCCATGGATGCGAATATGTCTTTTTTCGCCTGTTCGTCAGTGTATTCTATACTCATTTGCTTATTTTATGTTGGTTATTAACTATTATATTTACCTGCTTTTCCAGGTTTTTACTCTATCCAGCGGATATCTTGAGAACGCCGCTGTCGTTGTACAGCTGCCCGGCGTTAGACGGGTCTGATGTCGGAAGATTCGACATTATCACCTTTTGCGTTAATATTTTTGTTGACACATCGCTGCCGTCTAGTTCGATATACGAAGTTATACCACCAGATCCATCATCTGAAAAGAATGCAATATCTTTATCATCTGCATTATTTATTATTTGTAAATCCCCAGTGTTGTTGCTTATTTGTGTATTTGTTCCATCGTGCAGGAGGTCAAGGTCATTACTTGAGCCGATTCTTAATATTTTACTATCTGCTAAACTAATATTACCTGCGAAAGTTGCATTTTGTGAGTTGTCTAAATTTAAGGCAAGAGTTTGAGCAGTAAATAAGCTTATACCATCGTGTCCATATATACCTAGTCCATCATTTGCAGAACCACTATGGTCTAATGCCTTTAAACCTATACCCCCTGAACCACTTGGGTTTTTACAACAAATACTATCTCTTAATGATAAATATTTATCTCCAGAAAAACCATCTATTACAACATTACCTGCAAATGTTGCGGATTGGTCTTTATTTAAAGTCAAAGCAGTTGTTAAGCTACCACTTGTGTTTCTTGTTTGAAACTCAAGTGCGCCTGGATAAGAACTTGTACCCCAGCTACCATCTGCTCTACCTCTAATTAAAGAACCATAGTTAAAAGTTTCATCTATTGGGTCGTCTCCAGCAAAGCCGATGTAACCTAATGAGTTTGTTCCAGAAATTGTAGTATCATCTCTGAAAAGTTTTAATCCTGCGCCACCTGTAGTTTTAGCTATTATATCTCCTGCAAATGTTGCATCTCCTGTTGCTGATACTGTTAACCTATCAGTACCACCTTGGTCTAAAGTTAACAAATTACCACTTCCATCACCTCTTACATATAAAACATCGCCTGTTGAACTTGAATGGTCAGAACGTATTGAAACGTGGGCATTTGTGTCTGTACCTGTATGTTGTGCGTTTGTATATGCA